TTAAACTCTGGGTCATCTGTTGGTTTTTTCGCAAGCTTTGATACGAGTCGAAAGAAAGGGTCTTGAGCTATTGCTAGTTCAGAAACTCTACTTCCGAAATCATATTGTCTACGAAGTACGCCAGTACTAAGGTCTGTCCCAAGACGGGACCCCGCCGCACCAGCAGCTACATCAGCAGTTGATTCCATTGTAAATAAATCAGCCATTTTTACCTTCTCCTATTTACGATTAAGCGTCTGCTAATGGCTGAAAAAAATCAGTTATTAGCCAAACGCATTGTCCAGTTTCTGGTCAATACCTAGTAATGTATCAAAAACTTGGTCATCTTGAGAAGCTTCAACTGTTGCACTACCTGCTGTAGCTAATGAACGTGGTTGCTGTTGTGTCTTCTTCATCTGTGTAGCAACTTGCTGTCTTGCGTTATCAGCAATATTAGATTCACGTTCTTTTCTTTTCATAAGATAATAAATATCATCCAATTCAAGAGATTTATTTTTAGCGAAATCAACAAAAGTAGACCATTCATTATCTGTCATGTCCACCTTTTGTCTAAATGCAGTCTCCCGTGCAAGTCTTTGGTTTTCTGTTTTCTGTTTTCCTAACTCATTGTTAAGTCTACGTTGAACAATACCATCAACTGTAGCCCCAAATACTTTAGCTGAATCCGACTTAGGGTCAGAAAAAGCTTCATCTGGGTCAAATTGAAAATCTTCAGGAAGTTCCATGTTTTGAGACATACTCTCTGGTGCTTGACCACCGCCCTCAAAATAATTCCGCACATGCTGAATTAAATTAGGGTCTTCTCGCATTGCATCGAGTATCGGCATATATGGTTCTAATTCATTAAGCTTGCCATTAAGACGTTTAGCTTCACGACTAGAATCACTATACCTTTTTTGCAAAGCATCATCGCCTTGCTGTTGAACTCCGCTAGGGCTCGCTGGTGTATTATCACCTAAATCTTGCGAGGTTGACTGCGAATATTCGCTATCTATTATACCTCCATTAACACTATTATCAAGTTCTGCGAAAAAATCACCAGAATCCATAGAATCTAATGTATCTCCAGAATCAATACTATTTATAGCGTTGAGGTCTTGGACTTTACTTTCGGGGGCTTCTTGAGCGTTGCCTACTTGTTCTTGTACCATATTTTATCCTTTTATTGGTTTTTCTAAGTTAATACAAAAGTAATTATAAAAACAACTAATCTTTTCTGCTTACGCAAGATTTAATTTTGCTGCTCCAAATGTAACCACTTTTACATTTTCTATTACCACCCTTCTCAGGATGGTCTTTATTATGCTGAGCCTTACTAACAAGTTTAAGATTAGACCTGCTATTATTCTTTTTGTTACCATCTGAATGGTGAACAACTTGACCAGACTTAGCATTAGTTTTATTTCTATAGTGTGTCTGACTACTTCCATCTATCCATCTGCCATTTGAGTTTCCACTCCTTGCCATTTTTGGATATGATTTTTTAAGCCAAGCCACTATTCAGTTTCTTCAGGTGATGAAGCCTGTTGCATTCCCTGCATTCTTTTATCAAATTCAGACTTTAACATACCTCTTAATAATTTTTGTTGAGCTTCTGTTTCTAAAACATCTTTTCTAACTTCATTTTCAGCATTTCCAATTTTCATCTTAATACCTGCTTGTACTAATTGACGTTCTAATGTTTCAATAGTTCCATCTTTATCTTTCATAGCTTCTTGCATTGATTGTACTTGACCTTGAAGTTGTGAATACATTGATTTTCTTTCAATGATTTGTTTCTTGTTTCTAATATCTGTTTCACCTATCATAGCAATATCATCAATCAATCCAGACTGGAACCATCTAAAGTATTCTTCTAGTAATGCCCATCTATTTATTGGCATTGTAGCTCCAGCTACTACTCTAATATCAAATCTTGCAGATGAATAATCTTTAAATACTGATATAGCTTGACCATAATCATTATATATTGGAATATTAATTCTTACTTCTTTTTCCTCATCATGTGTTTGACCTGCCTCAGGCTGTGTAATTCTAAATACTTTTTCTACAGAATAATGATGTTGAGCTAACATTTGAAAACATCTACCTAAGTGTTCTAAAGCTGGTTCTACAACACTACCCATCCAAGCTTTAAGTCTTCTAGTACCAAACTCATCATTTGCAAGTAAACCTCTATAAGTCTCAGATTGTTGTTGAGTGAATCCCATCATAGCTGAAGGTACACCTGCTATATATTCCGCATCCCCTTTACCTTCTTGAGTAATTGTAAAGAAAGCATTATTAATAGGAGCTGGCATTACTGGTGTAGGAGGTGTAAATCCTTGTCTATATTTCAACAATGCTCCAGGTGAAGATGAATACTGTTCCCATTCTTCTTCAGGAACAGAACCTTCTTCATACATCCATCTTAGATTTGATGCTAAGTTTGCATTATGTAACATAATCTGATGAGCTTTATTAATCTCTTGCTGTTTTCCTATAATAGGAGTTACAGCGCTCATTGGATATGGTGTGCCTGTATACATATAAGGAATAGGTATAATAGGATATTCTTGCATTTGTATTACTCTTTCATACAAGAAAACATCATCACCAGCTGTACAAGTAAGATGTATCCTATTTTCATAAAATTTTATAGCTTCAATAATCTTAGACTTCATCTCTTCGCTTTTAATAAGAATCTGATAACTTTCTTCTGTCATAACTTGTTGGTCAATGATAGTAGCTGAATCTTGAGCTTGTGATGTCAGTTGCATTTTTCTTTCTTCTATAGCTTGTTGAGCCATTTTTTGAGCTCTTTCTATTTCAAGTTGAGCTCTTTCAGGTATTAATTCACCAGCTTCAGCTGATTGCTGTATACTTAATATCTTTTCTTTTAAACCTACTGATATTTCTTTTTCAGATTCTTCTATCTGAGATTGAACTTCTTCTTTTATATTTTCCATCTGAGCTGGTGATGGAAGAACTTTTATAAATACATTTCTATAAGCATGTTTCTTTTTTGAATATGTTTCATAGTATGGAATAACATCATCATCTTCACCTTCAACAGTTACACCCATTGTAATATCTTCAGGTTGAATTGATTGATAATCAGTAGAAGGTCTTTGTGAAAAACTTACATTATCAGTTCCAGTTGATAATTTTTTTATTTTTGCAGTAAACTCAGGAAACAAATTCATTAATTGAGTTTTAGTTACATTTTTTCTTATAGAGATAAAATTAGCATCTCTAAATAGAAAATCTCTACTAGCTGGGTCTATATATACATCATAAGGGTCAACTCTTTTAAATACAACTTCACCCATTCCTCTATCAGCATCTTTATCAACATCAACCATAATATATCCAATGCCTTTTGTAAGACTATCTAATACTACCTGGCTATATATTGATTTACCATTTGAATGGTACCAACAATAATCAGCTACGTCAGAATGAACTTGAGCGGCATCTACATCATCACCAGTAGCCCCTACAGCTTTCCATCTAGGATTATTAGCTGTAACAAAATATTTCATAATCTCTACAATAGGAGTTACTCTATTAATAGTAAATGTAGGCATTCCAGCTTCATTAAGAGCATCTGTCTCATCTTTTGTAAGTTGTTCGTTTAAATAAAAGTCATATCCTTTTTGACTTAATACTTGCCATCTTTGCCTATGAGAAGAATTTGCCTTATCCCAAAGTTGTTTATTTACTTCAGCTCTTTTTTTATTTGTTAATCTTGCCATTTAAAATAACCTTTTCATAAAGTCCATTATAGAATCTTCTGGTTTCTTTTTTGTTTTAATTTCTTTTAAAGGTGGTAACTCTTGAGGTTCTCTTCTAAGTTCTACCGATTTAGCCCATTCATTTATATCTGGAGCTGGACCTACTTCAGAGTAAAGACGAGCAGATTTTTGAAGTTCTGGGTTATATATATTTTTATTTTCTTCATCTTTTTGAGATTCTTTATAATAAACTCTATCATAAAATTCAAATCCAGGAATTAATTTTTTAGCTATATTATTTATATAACTACCTTCTTCTCCATAATCTATATCCCATGGGTCATATATGCCCATATATTTACCAAAGTCATCTTCACCTAAACTAACTTGATATCTTTCTAAACCAACATGCTTCATAGAGCTTTGAAATCTAGCATCACCTTCTTTTATATCATCACCATGAGGACTGATATTAAAAACTTTTGTATCATTACCTCCTTGTTTAGCTAAAGCCGTTTCTTTTTCCATAACAGGGATATGTTCTCTTACCATATCAAATAATTGTTTTGTCTGAGATTCATCACCATATCTATAGAATTTTTCTTTTTCTTTTTTATTTTTTTGAGAAGATGGAATATATTCACTTTCTTTTATTGTTCCGTATTTTTGAGGCTCACCAATAGCTAACCTTAACATATCCATTCTTTCTGCAACTTTCTGTGGCGGTGGTCTTCCTTTTTTATAATCTCCTTTTTTCCAATTATAATTTCTTACATAGTCTTCTGGGTATACTCTAGAAATCATATCAGATATTTGCTCATCTGAAAAATCATCAGGCATACTACGAAATCTCATCAAAACTGCAAACTTATCTTTTTGTTCATAATCAAATGGATTTACAGAATAGATAACTGCTTTACGCAATTTCTGTGGTATGCTAGTTTTACTTTTAGATGTAGCCATTTACATTAACCATTTTTTAACAACCTCTACAAAATGTTTAGGGTCACCTTTCCCACCATCTGTATTATAATACTTTTTCCAATAATTAGCTTGACCTTCTATTGTATTAGGCATCTTTTTAGGAACTCTCCAATACTTTATTCTTGCATGAACTATACCAGCTGCAATATTCTTTTCTAGTATTTCTTCCCATAATTTCTCATCATATGTTTGCCAATGTTTTAAATCAACTAATGTTGCTTCAGCGCATTTAGCCATTAACTTTGGTCTATGCTTGAGATAATGAATTAAATTATCTACAGCAGAACTGGGCTCTACCTGCCAGAAACTTCTAGCTGGTCCATCACCCATCTGTCTAATATACTCATACCTTGATTCAACAATACCAGTCGCTAGAACTAAATCTACGGCTGAGTTACTTGCATACTTATTACCAAGTTTTAAACAAGTATCAGCAACTAATTTTCTCATCTGACTTATACTTATCATTTCAAATTTATCCTTTCTTATTGTACTTCCAATAGTAGATACCATTAGAAGTAAACAACATATTATTTTTTTTAAAATAGATTCTAACTAATTAATTATTATCTACTTTGCACCTGAACCGGGTCCAGATTTT